AGCGTGACGAGCGGTGGCAGGCTCAGATCTCGGTCGATGGCCACATCAAGCATCTCGGCTCGTTCGAACACCCTGAGCTTGCCCACGCCGTCTACTGCGCCGCCGCCCGGTTCTATTTCGGCGAGTTCGCCCGCGCCGAGTGATCCTGCAAATCGTTCGCCGTCTAGGGGCCCCAATAGAGCCCCTAGACACCTTGCGTTCAGGCAAGATTTCGGGTGCTTGTCGAAACGGCATTTTGCGGGCATGCATTCGTCATCGTCGCGATACGTGCCACACACCGGCCCGGGCCAAAACCCGTCAAGCCCCAGGCACCATCCGGCCAGCGGTTTTTCCACTGCCGCAAATCGGCGCCTGTCTAGGGCCTATAGGCCGTTGACACCACGCCCGGCCCCGCGACGATCGCCCCTTGCGGGGCGCGACGAATTTGGGCACTCATCGCGAACCAGCCCTCTCGGAACCTCCACCGATATCTGTCCTCGGTCGGTGGCCGGGCGGCGCGGTAGCGCCCGCCAGAACTGACAAGCGCCCAGCCCAGGCATCACGGGCGCTAACGATTCAGAACTGAGCTCTACGACACCGCGCGCGCATGAAGCGCGCTGTCTGAGCAAACCTCTGATCGAAACGCACTGCATCGGTGGAGAATCTATATGGGCGCCGAAACAGCGCCGACGCGTGGGCGACCGACCGACTTCGACCAGGCTCTGGCCGACACCATCTGCGAGCGCATGAGGGCAGGCGAAAGCCTCCGCGCTATCTGCCGCGATGAGGGGATGCCCGGCGAGAGTACGGTCAGGGCTTGGGCAGCCGCGAACCAGCACGGTTTTCATGCGCAGTACACGCGCGCTCGGGAAGCCCAGATGGACGCGCTAGCCGAGGATCTGATCGAGATCGCGGACGACAAGGAAGAGGATCCGCAACGGGCCCGCCTTCGCGTCGACACCCGTAAATGGCTGATGAGCAAGATCGCGCCCAAGCGCTTCGGTGACCGCACGCAGCACGAGCTGACCGGTCGCAACGGCGGGCCGATCCAGACGCAGGACCTGACCCATTACTCAGACGAGAGACTTGCTGCTCTCGCGGCTCTCCTCGGCGCAGATCCCGACGCTGGCGGCGATTCAGGCGGAGCAGAAGCGTAGAGCGATTGAGCGCGAGCGCGAGCGGCTTGCGCGTGACATTGATGCGATCCGCGCCCGCTGCTCGACTCTTGCCGGCTTCGTCCGCGAGGCGTGGCCGATCTTGGAGCCGAACGCGAAGCTGGTCTGGAACTGGCATCTCGACGCCATCTGCGACCATCTTGAGGCGGTGTCGGACGGCCGGATCACCCGGCTGCTGATCAACGTCCCGCCCGGCTCGTCGAAGTCCCTGATCTGCTCGGTCATCTGGCCGGCATGGGAATGGAGCCAGGGCCGCGCATCGCTGCGGTATCTGACGACGGCGTTCAACGACGTCCCGGTGAAGCGCGACACCCGCAAGTGCCGCGACCTGATCCTGTCGGAATGGTATCGATCGCTCTGGCCCGAGATCACGCTGACCAGGACGGGCGAGACATCGTTCGCCAACAGCGCAACCGGCACCCGTGAGGGCGTCGCGTTCGGATCGCTGACCTCTCAACGTGGCGACCGGCTGATCATCGACGATCCGCATTCGGTCGAGACGGCCGAAAGCCAGGCCGAGCGGCAAACCACGACCAGGCGCTTCCGTGAGGGCGCGCTGAACCGCCTGAACGATCAGGAGCGATCCGCGATCGTGGTGGTGATGCAGCGGCTTCATGCCGACGACGTCTCGGGCACGATCCTGAAGATGGGGATGGGCTTCGTCCACCTCTGCCTGCCCATGGAATTCGAGCCCGAGCGGGCGTGTCGCACGTCGATCGGGTTCGCCGACCCGCGCACGGCCGACGGCGACCTGCTCGACCCGGTCCGCTTCCCGCGTGAGGCGGTCGAGAGCCTGAAGACGGGTATGGGCTCCTACGCCTACGCCGGCCAGTACCAGCAGCGGCCGACGCCGCGCGAGGGCGGCCTGTTCAAGCGCTCGTGGTTCGAGGGCAAGATCATCGGCCAGGCGCCGCCCGGCACGCGCTGGGTCAGGCATTGGGACCTTGCGGCCACGGCCAAGAGCACCTCGGCCCGAACGGCTGGGGTGAAGCTCGGCAAGGCGCCCGATGGCTCCTTCATCGTCGGCCACGTCGTGAAGGCACAGATCGAAGGGCCCGACGTCCGCAGGCTGATCAAAGCCACGGCGGAAACCGACGGCCACAGCGTCCAGATCAGCCTGCCACAGGACCCCGGCCAAGCTGGCAAGGTCCAGAGCAGGGACATGATCGCCATGCTCGCCGGGTACCGCGCTCACGCCGAGCCGGAGACCGGCGATAAGATCACCCGCGCCGAGCCGTTCGCGGCCCAATGCGAGGCCGGCAACGTCTACCTCGTCGCCGGCACATGGAATGACGACTACCTCGACGAGCTCTGCCTCTTCCCAGGCGGTTCGTTCAAAGACCAGGTCGACGCAAGTTCGGGCGCCTTCGGGCGGCTCGCCAAGGGCCACATCGCCCCTCCAGTTTTCGGAACCTACTGAACCATGGTCGACCAGCCGAACCCCCGCACACCATCGGCGGATCATACCGCCATGGCGGGGCACTGGCAGATGGTCAGCGCCATCCTGGGCGGTGCGCCGGCTCTGCGCGCGGCTGCAGCGACCTATCTGCCGAAGTTCCCGAACGAGGATCAGTCGACCTATGAATTGCGGGTCAAGCACGCCCCGCTGACCAACATCTACGCCGACATCTCGCGCAATCTCGCCTCAAAACCGTTCAGCAAGACGGTGGACATCAGCGACGACGCGCCGGAACAGCTGGCGGGGCGGATGGACGATCGCACCAAGCGCCGCACCGGCGGCCTGGTCGACGACATCGACGGGCAGGGCAACAGCCTGCACGTCTTCGCGGCCGAAGCGTTCAAGGCTGGGATCGACAAGGCGATCTCGTGGATTCTGGTCGATCACACGCCGGCCCAGCCGCGCGCCGATGGCCGGCCTCTGTCGAAGGCTGAGGAAGCCGCGCAGGGCCTGCGCCCCTATTGGGTGCACGTTCCATGCGAGCGCCTGCTGGCGGTCTACAGCGAGTTCGTCGGCGGGGTCGAGATTATCACGCATGCCCGGATCGACGAGCCGACCATGGTTCGCGAGGGGTATGCGGAGAAGCTGAAGAACCGGGTTCGCGTGATCGACCGCGCCGCGACAGAGTTCGGCGCCGACGGTCGCCCGACCAAATTCGGCCCAGCGACATGGGAGCTGTTCGAGGAACGGGGCGACGGCCCATCAGCGGTGAAGGAGTGGGTGAAGATCGGCGAGGGCGGCTATTCGATCGGCGTCATTCCACTGGTGCCGTTCATCCCCGGCAAGCGCCACGGCACAAGCTATGTCGTCGACCCGCCGCTGCGCGATCTGGCCTTCATGCAGATCGAGGAATTCCAGCAGGAGAGCAACCTCAAGTCGATCAAGGAGCTGACGGCGTTCCCGATGCTCGCCGGTAACGGTATCCAGCCGCCGACCGATGTAAACGGCGCCTCGGTCAAGGTCCCGGTCGGCCCCCGCGGCGTGCTGTTCGCCCCGCCCTATGGCGAGACCTCACACGGCGAATGGGCCTTCATCGAGCCGTCGGCCACGTCGCTGACTTTTCTCAAGGAGGATCTGGCCGCCTTCCGGCAGGAGATGCGCGACCTCGGCATGCAGCCGCTGCTCGCGGCGAACCTGACCGTCATCACCACGGCGAACGTCTCGCAGAAGGCGAGCTCGGCGGTCCAAGCTTGGGCCATCCTGTTCAAGGACACACTCGATCGCTGCCTGGCGCTGACCAGCATGTGGCTGGGGATCACCGACACGACCACGGCCAAGGTCCACACCGACTTCGCGGTCGACGTGAACGCCGACGCCGACCTGCCCGAACTTCTGAAAGCCCGCGTCGCCGGCGAGATCAGCCGCCCGACCTATTGGAGCGAGATGCAGCGTCGCGGGAAGCTCGGGCCGGAATTCGATCCGGAGAAGGAAGCGGAGTTGCTCGACGAGGAATCGGCCGGCATGGACCCGGATCCGATCACCGATCCGCTCGCTGACGACCCTGCGGTGCAGTGATGGCGACGGCCGGCGAACGCCTCTACGACCTCGACACGCGGCACCAGATCGGGATCGCGCGCTATTCGACCGCCACCGTCCGCAAGATGCTGGCGCTGCTCGGCCGCACCGAGGCCGACATCGTCGAGCAGATCGAGAAGCTGTCGTGGGATGATGTCTCGCGCAACTCGTCGAAGGCGCAACGCCTGCAGCGCATGCTTGAGGCGATGAAGGTGACGAGCCGGGAAGGCGCGCTCGCGCTGGGCGCGGCGCTCAAGACCGAACTCCAGAGCTTCGCGGCCTATGAGGCTGAGTTCCAGGGCAAGCTGCTAACCGAGGTCGAGATCGGCATTGCCGCTCGCCCAACGGCGGCCGAGTTAAACGCGGCTGTGAACGCGCGCCCGTTCCAGGGGAGGCTCCTGAAGGAATGGGTCAGCGACCTCGATGCGGCGTCGTTTCGGCGCCTGCGGGACGCAATCAGAATTGGGTACGTGGAAGGCGAGAGCGTCGCGAACGTCGTCAAGCGGGTGCGGGGGACTGCGGCTCTGGGCTTCAAGGACGGCGTCATGGAAATCAGCCGGCGCGGCGCCGAGGCGCTTGTGCGGACGGCGATCACCCACACGGCGAATGCCGCGAAGGAGGAGTTCTTCAAGGCGAACCCGAGCACGATTCGCGGGGTTCGGTGGTCCTCGATCTTGGACAGCCGCACGACGCCGGTCTGCCGCGCGCGCGATGGCAAGGTCTATCCGGTCGGCGAGGGGCCCAGGCCTCCCGCCCATATTCGGTGCCGATCGACGACCGTCGCGGTGCTGGTCGGCGAAAGCGACGCCCCGCCCGAAGAGACATACCAGGGCTGGCTGAAGCGCCAGCCGACGGCTGTGCAGGACGATGTGCTCGGCAAGGCCAAGGGTCAGCTGTTCCGCAAGGGCGGCGTCGATCTCGACCGGTTCGTTGATCGCTCGGGCAAGGAACTGACGCTGGACCAGCTTCGCAAGACCGAGGCGACGGCGTTTGAAAAGGCAGGGCTGGCAGCGTAGGGTCGAGGGGTGACAGACACCCCGCAGCGCTTCCGCGTCATCGAAGGCGGATCGAAACCGAAGCCTTCGCGCGCCAAGCGGCGCTCGGAGCCCGAGCCGCTGTCCTGCCATGCCTGTGAGACCGACAAGGGCCACACCGGCGCCGTCACCATGACGGTCAAGCTCGGCGAGATGGTCCGCGACGGGAAGCCCTACGGCGGCACGAAGGCCGTCGTCTGCGTTCACTGCCTCGGGAGAGGCAAAGTCACCATTCTGATCTGACCTGACATCCATCGTCAGGCTCTGAGGCCCGCCCAGCACTCGCTCGGCGGGCTTTGTCATGTCGCCTGCCCGGATCGGCGGCGGCGCACCGGCCGGATGGCCGCTCAAGCGGGCGGATGCCCAAGGACACCACATCATGAAGTTGAAACTCGACGCCGAGGGGCACGCCGTGCTCCAGGACGGAAAGCCCGTCTACGTCCACGACGATGGCAAGGAGGTCGCATTTGATGCGCCTGCCACCGTCGCCAAGATCGGCCAGCTGAACGGCGAGGCCAAGACGCACCGCGAGCGCGCAGAGGCCGCCGAAGGCAAGCTCAAGGCCTTCGACGGGATCGAGGACGCGAACGCCGCCAAGGCAGCGCTCGCCACCGTCAAGAACCTGGACCAGAAGAAGCTGGTCGACGCCGGAGAGGTCGAGACGATCAAGGCTGAGGCTATCAAAGCCGTGAAGGCGGAGTACGAGCCGATCGTCGCCGAGCGCGACAACCTGAAGAACGAGCTCTACGGCGAGAAGATCGGCGGTTCGTTCGCCCGGTCGAAGTTCATCAGCGAGAAGGCGGCCATCCCCGCTGATCTCGTCCAGGCCCGCTTCGGCCAGAACTTCAAGATCGAGGACGGCAAGGTCGTCGCCTACGACCTGTCTGGCAACAAGATCTACAGCCGCGCCAAGCCCGGCGAACTCGCCGACTTCGAGGAAGGCCTCGAAACCCTGATCGACGCCTATCCCTACAAGG